GTGATGTAGTTTTTGGTGAGAATTATAGCTTCACGTATAAGAGACGAAAATGAGTTGGAAGAGCGGTACTGAATTATATGAAGCAATAATGGACGCTTTGCGTAAAACAGGATTGTCTCACGATAAGAGGAAAAAATTTCATATAAGAGTTGTTGAGGCGTTTGCTGATGCTGGTTGGGATTGTGAATACGAATGCAGAAGAGTGGACCAAGCATACGATGAAGCTTTAGACGAATTGTATCCAGATATGGATTGGGGTGATTGAAGCGGGATGGCGCAGTTGGATAGCGCGCCGGACTCATGATCCGGTGGTCGGGGGTTCGAGTCCCCCTCCCGCAATATGGACCGGTAGCTCAGTAAGGTAGAGCAGCTGACTTTTAATCAGCATGTCGTGGGTTCAACTCCCGCCCGGTTCAAAAAAACTTGTGAAGAAAAATCAATGCTGCGGTATATAGGTAGCAGTGATAAAACGGAGGCAGAAGATGGCAAAGATGCATGAATTGTTGGCAGTCGAATCGGATCTCGCCGGCAACTACAAGCGGGTGAGAGACGAGGGGATCAACACCCTCAGCAAGAAACCAGATCACTTCTTCGGGCATCACAAATCGCTGTTGATGTTCGATGAGTCGCGCAAGAACGAAGAAGCGAGTGCCGAGCAGCACAAAGAGATGACTACCACGGTCCACGATAAGATCGATTGGGTGAATGACTCGGCCATCAACTACTTCGACGCGCTTCTGCAGAAGGAATCCACGAATCAGACGGCGAAGGCCGATCTCGTGGTGGATGGCAAGACGATGGCGAAGGACGTGCCCGCGACGTTTCTTCTGGGTATGGAGACGAAGCTTCGTGAAGTTCGCCAGCTGTATGAAGCCGCGCCTACGTTGCCGCCGGGTGTGAAGTGGGAGCATGCGGAGCAGGATGGCCGCGGGGTGTGGCGCACAGCCAATCCCGAGGTCACGGAGAAGACGGAGAAAACTGTCGAGCACAAGATCATTGTGCCGGCCACAGACAAGCACCCAGCACAAGTTGAGAAGTGGACTGCGAACAAGGTCATCGGCCAATTCACTACGACCAAGGTCAGTGGTGCGTGGACCGTGGCGCAGAAGGCGGATTGCCTGGGGAGGATTGACAAACTCTTGCGTGCAGTGAAGAAGGCTCGGCAGCGCGCGAACACCGTCGAGGTGGTTGAGCGTACCGTGGCCAAGGAACTCTTCGACTACATCTCGGGGTAACCCGGGTGTAATACAAGGGCAGCTTTGTTGTGAGCGTCAGTCTCAGCTTCCAAGACAAGAATGCGGCCGTGGTTGTTGCCACGGTTAGACGCTTGTCGACATCAGCGTATTGCCCACCAGCACGGCTGGTTCAGGACTCGAGAGATCGGTGCCGAGGTCAAAATTCCACCCTGGTCGTTGGTTCGATCCCAACCCTTGCCTCCAATGTCACGCGCGAGCGCCGAGGTGTTCGTGCTGTGGGTGCCATTCGTGGTGCCCACTTTTGGCAAGGTAACTCAGTGGCAGAGTCAGGGCCCAACAGCATGAACCTAGGTACTCGAATCAGAACGAGGCAGGAGCGAAGCCAAACTAGAGTAAACGTGTTGGCCCAATATGGTAGGGCAGTGGCTCAACAAGCTACGGGTTCCGGGTTCGAGTCCCGGATACGTTGCCAAAAACTCTATTCACTTAGGTCGGACGTCGGAGGCGCGTGACTGGAGATGATCGCGTTTTCTGGCGTCCGGCCACCTTTTGGATGCCACAATGTCCAGATCAAGAAGAAATCGCCGCAATAAACAAAAGCAACCATCGACCCTCGACGAATCAGAACATCAGCCTACAGATGAAGAGCTTGGTTATAAGACCAAGAATGTGCATCAAGTTTCAGTTCAATGTATACCATCATTGAATAAAGAGCAGGGTGTAGTTTATTTTGACGTTCGTGTTGAACCTGAGTTTCTACGTAGCGTGATTGGTCGTACACGCCACAGCGTGGCGTTAGTTGATTTGGAACGTCTTGGGAAAAAGCCAAACGAAATAGCTGCTGAGTTAGCCCAGCAAACTATGATTTTTCTCGAACGATACATAGGAAAGATGTCTGACAAGGTTAAAAAGGACAAAGCTAAGGTTATAGAAAAATATAGTATCAAAAAGATACGACGTCGTGTTCCAGAAGGAGAATAACATGCCCAGGCCAGTAATCACATATCCTGAGTTAGGGAAAGAGATTGGTGAGCTACTTGAGAAAAAGCAAGCCGCATACGGCGACTCATTTGGCAAAGCCGGTAGGGTAATGGATATCCTATATCCCGAGGGCATTTCTCTTGAACATGTGGATGATGCTCTGGTTGTTGTACGCATTATTGACAAACTGTTTCGTATCGCTACAGACAAAGACGCATTAGGCGAGAGTCCTTGGCGTGATATTGCGGGATACGCCATTCTCGCGTTGAAACGAGATTCAGATATTTAATATTGACGCGTGGTATTGATGTGGTCATCAGGGGACAAAAAATAGTTGATAGGATTATTGAGCTTCTTCAGAAGGATCCTGAGCTGACTGATTTCGCATTACGTGAACGTCTTGGTGTTACTCAGTCTACAGTTAAGAAAGCCAGGAAACTAGCTGGTATTGAAGCACCAGAACCAGTCAATAAACACTACAAAATTAAGACTCCAGAACGTTGGCCGACGCCAGTGAAAGAGGATAGTGACTGAAGTGGTTAGTTCTAACAAAATTCCTGGGAATTGGCTTAATGCTTTGGAGATGGCCGACAAGATTGCGGAGATCATTAAGGAGACTAGAGACAATCCGACAGTGATTGGTCATATAGAAGCATTGAAACGTATTGCTCAATTGATTGGGATGGAAGAAGAGGTCGAGGAAAAATGAGCTGGATGTGTGAGAAGACGTCTTTGTCCAGGGCTCTGTACGACGAGATCGGGAAGTTGCTATGACCGTCTTACAACCCATGTTCGTGGCCGTTGGCGTCTTTGTCGATCTGACCTGGCAGCAGATGGCCGAGAATCTGTGTTCGAGGTCGGTTTTAGATGGTACGTCCCTGGCTAAATACGATCGACCGTGGTCGGAGTTGTGTGGGTATGAGCAGAGAAACGTGGCCCTGCATCTCGGCCACCATTTCGGTGTCGAGGTTCGTGACCATCGCGAGTACGGTGTGTTCAAGACTTTCGTCTGCTCACTCGTCGGTCAGATCAACGAGTCTATCGCCGTCGGCCGTCTTGACGTGTCCTGGGACGACGTGAACTCGAAGGTTATGTTAGTCAAGAGGGCCGCGGGGGGCGGTGACGTAAGACTCTATATGAGTAGGGGTTTCTGATGACGACTACTTCTTTGGGTTCATGGATGTTGGAGGATTGAGATGAGACAATACCTGCAGCTGCTGCGAGACATCAAGGAATACGGCGTCTTCAAGGGTGACCGGACTGGGACTGGGACTCAGAGTCTCTTTGGCGCCCAGAGTCGCTACGACTTGCGCGAGGGTTTCCCACTGATGACGACGAAGAAGATGTTCACCAGGGGCATCTTCGAGGAGCTGCTGTGGTTCATTCGTGGCTCGACCAACGTCCGCGAGCTCCAGGAGAAAAAGGTCAAGATCTGGGACGAGTGGACCCGGCCCGGTGGCCACAGTGCCGGACCCGTCTACGGCAAGCAGTGGCGCCATTGGGGCACGGACACCGAGACCCTGGTCGATGACGTCGGCAACCATCTCGGTCACTACCGGGGCGGTCGGGACCAGCTCCTGGAGCTTATCGCCCGCATCAAAGAAAAACCAGACGACAGGCGCCTGATCGTCACGGCCTGGAACCCTGACGAGGTGCCGCTGATGGCGCTGCCCTCGTGCCACATCCTCTTCCAGTGCTGGACGCGGGAGTTGACGCTGGAGGAGAGAGGTGAATGGGCCCAACACAATGAGACCAAATCTCTGGGGCATTTCGGCGAACCAAGTCATGACTTTTGTACGCGTATTGGCATCCCGCGTCGGGGCCTGACCCTACAGCTCTACCAGCGTAGCTGCGACGTCTTCCTCGGCGTCCCGTTCAACATCGCCTCCTACGCCCTGCTCACGCACATGATCGCCCAGGTCTGCGGGATGGTGGCCCTCGAATTCGTCCACACCTACGGCGACGTCCATATATACAACAATCACCGTGAGCAGGTTGACTTGCAACTGGCGAGGGAACCAAAGCCACTACCAAAGCTCTGGCTCGACCCGACGGTCAAGAACATTGACGACTTTCGGATGGAACACATTAAGGTGGAGGGCTACGAATACCATCCCAAGATCAGGGCTGAGGTTAGTGTTTGATGGCAAAATCATATGAGCTCGCCACACCATGTCCAAATTGCGGTCAACAGGATTATTATGATGCCTGGGCTGGTGCGCGCCAGTGGTCTTCAAGTTGGGGTCACAATTACACATGTTGTTCAGAAGAATGTGGGCGTGAATTTGGTAAAAAGCTCGCTAATAGCAAGAAAGGCGAACGTATCCGTGAATTGAAAAGTAAAATAGCGCAGTTGGAAATGGAAATAATGGAACTAGCATATGAAGTTATGCATGGGAATCTTGATTAACTGGAGGATTGACATGGATATTACAATGTTGATTGCAATTGCAGATAACAACGTTATTGGTGATGGTGGTAAGCTCCCTTGGCATTTGTCATCTGACCTGAAGCGTTTCAAACGCATGACCATGGGCAAGTGTGTCATCGTGGGGCGCAAGACGTACGAGTCGATGCCAGAGCTCAAGGGCCGTGAGGTCATTGTCGTGACCAAACGCGGGGTACCGTGCGATATGTGGGCTGAGACCCCTGAGAAGGCTTTGGCAATGGCAGTAACCGTTTCCAGCCTCATAGGGGCTGGTGAAATCATTGTTGCTGGCGGCAAGATGATTTATGAAGCTATGGAAGAATATCTTACCAAAGCTGTAGTTACACATCTTTTCGATACTCCGTTTGGAGATACGATCTACAAACTCGGCATCCGTGCTATTGACAACGCGAACTGGGGGTGGAACGTACTCGAGAGAGGGCGCGACAAGAGCAAGATCAATAATAGAGAAATTGGTTACGAAGTTCTGGTTGGCAGGAGACTGTGTTAGCCCCCGTAGCTCAGCGGTCAGAGCCGCCGCCTCATAAGCGGACGGTCGTAGGTTCAAATCCTGCCGGGGGCATTTAATTACAAACAACAGTGAAAGGATATCACAATGCCAACACAAGAGTATTTAGAAAGAAAAAAAATAGCCGCTAAAAAGATAGAATCAGCTAGATGGTTAATGAAAAAACAACCAAACATATCAAATCAAGAAATAAATGAGCGATTTGGTGCACAGTTCGGGTCTATGATTGATGGTTCGTCTCTTGCTAAACTTCGCGAAGAACTTGGCATATCTGGACCTGGTCGTGGTGCTAAGCGCTCGAAGCGTAAGAAAACAAAACGTAAGAAATCAAAGGGAAAGAATACAAAAAATCTACATATGAAAGATTTACATGACATTGGTGTTCTTAAACAACCAAAAGAAGTAGATACAGAATTATCTGATGCCATAGATTTTTTGTATGCCTTGATGATTGATAATAATATACAAAATATACATATGAATATTGACGGAGATGTTTCAATTGAAAGACTTACTAGCGTGAGCTATACAGCAACAACAGTGGAGGAATGATGCACAATCGTATGCGGCTGGTTTTTGTCCAGCAGGATGTTGATTTTCGTAAGAGCGACGAATCAATTCTCGACGCGTGTCTTAAAGAAGAAGGTAAGAATCTTCCTGCTTTGCGACCGAATGACGTGCTGATGTTCGTATCAAAAAGCGGTAACCAGATTCTCTTCATTTTGAATTTTGGTGAGCTCGACACCTATACCGGCTACATTCGCAGATTCATCGACACCCGACGTTGGCGCCTGTGCGGTGGTGGCAGATGGAATCCGTTGATGATCAAGAACTATGGTCTTGAAGTTGGCATTGATTTTGTCAATCTGAGAAAATATGATGAGATCATAGAGGAAAAGATTCGCGCTCGAACAGGTGGCAATGTCATCAAACTCAGAAAACGTCACGCCGCTTAGTCCTTTCTCTATCCAACAACACATAAAGAAGGAGTAGTCGTATGAGATACGATGAAGATATGTTTTTGCGTACTGAGTCTGGTACCATGGAATATTTGTGGGATAAATGGTGGAAAAAGCTTTGGTTGTCATTCGCACAACACAGTACAAAGGGGTTGATGGAACCACCATCATTTTTGAGAAAAGAATTCTATAGAGATGTCAATATTGTGGTAGAAAATAGATTAAAGGAAATTGCACCGGAGAAGTGTGTCGCTGGAAGCATCCGTCTCAAACGAGATATGTGAGGTTGATGATGAAAGTGAAAGATTTTGTTGTTGGATTGTGGCTTTATTTGTGGATTCGTTTTTTTCTATTCTTTGATATGAGAAAATTTCAGATTGAAAAATCTCGTGCAATACGTGAGAGCAAAGAAGAGAGAATGTCTTTTGATACTTTTAATAGCCCAGAAACTATTGAAAATATATTCAAAGTTGTAAGATATCGTTCAGATCCTGTTGGAGGATTGTGGGATTATATTAGTGATCCAGAGCATATGTATTTCAAAATAAAGACATGGAACTATCAAGAATTTCCAGAAGGCCCATATATCGGCGATTGTGATGATTATGCATTTATGTTCGCGAAATTAATAGTACTCGTTGAAGGAGTTTCCGAAGTACAACTTTTAAGCACATGTTATCGTGGAAGTGCACACACAACATGTTTATACAAATATGATGAAAAAATGTATATGTTTGATTATGGTATTATGGAAGTTGAAGATTCTTTTTCAGCTGCGCGTTCGGTGGCGGAACGACATTCGAAAGATAAATCACCTGTAATTCGTTTTACTGTTGTAGAACAAGTGCTGAAGGACAAATCGTATCCGGTTAAGGCAAAAGCCAGACTATTCAAATAGGAATACAGCAGCGGCAACCACAGTCGTCCACACCCCTTTTTTGCTAGCCCCCTGAGCAGCCGTTGTAATCTCTGTGCTTGTTATGACCTTGCCACTCATTTCGTAAATTTCTTTGCGCTCATTGTAGTCGGCGTCCGGATCGAACTCGACACCAAGGGTGCTTGCCAACATTGTTGCTGCGAGGTCCTCTGCGTATTCACCAGCTTCGCCAGCGAGTTTTCCGTAGCTGTGGTACTCAGACAGATAACCCCAGTGACTGTTGTCTACAGGGCGTGCTAGGCCGATACTGGCTGAGATTATTCTACCGGGTTCGTTGGTGCTGCATTTCGACATCACAGTGAAGCATATGGAGCCAGGAGGCAATGCGTCCTTTGGCACGGATTCACGTGATATGACCTCACAGTGTGGTGGGCAGATACTGGATACTGTGACCAAGTTGAGGTTGGCGATCCCAGCATCGCGTAATGCCATTTCGAAACTGGAAAGTTGGGCATTGCACGTGCCAATGCCTTTGGTCAAGAAGAGTTTCTTTGGTATGAATGTATACATGTTGATACTCCTACCAAAAAAAGAACGGCTTTTTTATGATTTCTTCCCTTGGTTCGTACATGTCTTTCATCTCTTCTATTGTTGCGTGTTCGTTATTCCTTCTGTCGATTTTGAAATTGTCTGTTGATGATTCTTCTTCTGGGAATATCGAATCAAGAATCTTTTTGAATGGAAATGCAGGTCCTGGGTCTAATTTTCTCGTAGGATCTACATCTGAATGCCCTACAATAAAGTCTCGTGCAATATGTGGATGTCTATCAAGAATATCATTTAGAAGTATTTCTACAGCTTGTAGCACTGGAGATTGATATGGTTCCCACAAATCAACAGTATTGTCACCAGGCCAATATTTGTTTCTTTTCATTACTTCTGTTGTAGTGGCGTGTATGCGCGGGGAATCCCCAGAATACGGATGTGTCCAACGTCGATATCTTGTGTATATTTCACCTATTGCTCTTTGTACACGCGCGCCACTGGCCAATGTGACTGGCGCTTCATGCTGTGTGCATTTGTATAGGTTTCCCCAGTTGCTGATTTCAATTCCTATTGTCCACAGATTGAGTGAACCACGCCCGTGTAGCATTGGTTTTGTTGCTGAACTTCCAGCGTGCCATGCGGCACGATTTTCTTGAATCATCTGTGTGATTTTCCCGTTACGCGCTATCACATAATGCGCAGAGGCCTTTGCCTGTTCCATCTGGAACCATTTGATGGTCCCTGCAGTACTACCGCCTGCAGTGTAATGTATAATAATCCCATCGACATCATTGCCTTTTCTGCTTGAGCTGTTGGGAGATGGTCTGAATTGGTAATTGCCCATCACATCCTCTACAAATTTAGTAGCAGGGTCATTGTTTCTGGATCTCTATATATACTTCGAAACTTCAAATCTCTTAACAATGAAAGTAATCTTTTTGGTTTTTGTTTTCTTCCGTTCAAACGTACCAATTCTATATCTCGTTTTAATTGAGTTATTTTAAGAAATGTTTTCACGTCTTCTTGTGCAGATTCTAGTTTCTCTTTAATCTTTGGTGTCATTTTTATATATTCTCTAGCAGCATAAACGTTATTAACTGTTGGTCTTACAAATTGTGAAAATATATTTTTTACAGCTATTTTGCCAAGACCTTTGGCTCCAGGAATGTTATCTGTGGTATCGCCGACAAAAGCCAAATAATGTGGATAATATTTTGGTTGGAATCCATATTCTGCTATGAACGCCTTGATATTCCATAGTTTTGTATCACCGTGTTTCATTCTGATCACAACTGTACCTGGCGCTATCATTTGGAACATGTCGTGATCGTTGGAGAGAATGAAATATTTTGGGCCTGGATTTTGTGCGATATAGGAAGCAATGATGTCATCACCTTCTTCACCGAACACTCGATATTGAGGGATGCCATCTAATTGTAGGATTTTTTTACAATAATCTAACGACGTAATGACATCGTCAAAATTCATATTTTTTGTTTTGAATTTTCTACCTTTTTTATAGTCGGGATATATTTCTTTTTTTCTTTTTGCGCCGCCATCCCAAAATACTATGAAATATTTTGGGTCATATCTTTTTTTAATATGTATTAACGTTTTAACGAATCCAAATATTAATCCAGTATAGATAACCTCATCATCAATATTTGTTGAGAATTGTTCATGTGCGAATAAGCTTCTAAATGCTAATGCGTTACCGTCTACAAGAATTATACGATTTTTGTTTCTTTTTTTTTCTTTCATAGTTCTTCTTCCTCTTATAAATTGTTTTTGGAGTTTTCTATACCATATCCATTACTTGTCATGATGAGAAAAATATTCTAAACTTTATTTTGGGGATATGGAGAAAAAGATGGCTCGTAATACAAGAAAGAAAGTCCTTAAGTTCAAGCAACGTCGAGCGATTTCTCTGCTCACTGCTTACATGCAAGATGAACAAATCGTTGCCGATGAGGTTGGTGTCAAGCTCACTACACTCCGTAACTGGATGAAGCAAGACCGCTTCAAGCAGCAGTTGGAAGCCGCCATGCAGCGCGTCGAGGCGTACGACGCGCGGTACCGAACAACCCAGAACAGGGCGTTGGCCACCCAGCTCTATGATGAAGCGCATCGGCGCGTCGCGATGCGCAAAGACATCCAGGCTATGTCTTTCCCGTCGTTGATGAAGCAGATCCAAGCCATCAACCATGAAGTCAGGATCGACACTGGTGAAGCAACAGGTCGCTCGAAAGTCGAGCATGAGCACAAGCATGAATTTGACTTGGACATGTTGATTCAGAGGTTCAGAGATAACGAAGCCAGCGATATTCATCCGCATTTGCGTTTGGTGGAATCGCCGGCCGAGGACGAAGAAGACGAAGAGAAGGAGGCCGCAAGTGGCTGAAAAAAAGAAGAAGAAAAAGGGTGGTATTGGCGATGTTCTTCTTGGTGAGATGAAAGTCGAGCCAGATGAAGACGAAATCACGAAGGAGGTGCCGGTGCCGGTATCGGCGGAAGAGCCCAAAGTGATGGCGGAGCCCCCGAAGCCTTTGGCAGAGCCAGAAAAACCAGCTCCCAAAGAGCCAGCTAAGAAGCTGGTGGCGTCTCCAACTGCCCCTGGCGTCAAAAAGATGCTTGACCACAATCCGACTATGCTGCGCAAACATCACTCCATCATGAATCAGAAAGCCCCATCGTCACGGAAGTATTTCCAGTCTCGATGAGTTTGCGTCAGGACAAGACATGCTTTCTATAGAAGGTGGCACACCTAAAATAAAATCTAGTTCAAAACATAAAAAAACAACGCCGCCAAAAAAGGAAGTAATTCTTAAACCACGGCCAAAGCTACGGGCAGAGCCAAAACGCGTTCCGAAGCCGCCGGATTGGCAACCTCCACGCTATCGTGTCATTGCCAAAAAACAGTTAGATGTTCAAAATGCTCAGAATCTTCTCTCGACAATCCCAGGTTTTTTGTTGGGGTTGACAAAAGATCTCGAAGATAGTCCCACGAAATTATATGATTATCAAGTAGAACATATCCTTGATAACGCAATATTCAGGGCTGTTGATAAAGCTCGACAGATTGGCGAGTCCTACGTTGCAGCTGGCGAGGCATTGGCGAAGTGCCATCTCAAGAACAACCACACCTCCATCTTCATTTCGTTCAATCACGAAGAGGCGATGGAGAAGATCCGGTTCGCTAGAGCGCTGTACGATTCTATGCCCACCGAGTTCAAGAAGGAGCTGGTGGTCGACAACAAGCAGTCGTTGGAATTTGAGCGCCATGGAAAGCTCACGCGTATCCTGAGTTTCGCACAACGGCAGCCTCGTGGTAAGGGTACGAACACTGACATCCTGCTTGATGAGTTCGCCCACATGATGTGGGCGCGTGAGATCTACGCTGCGGCCGTACCAGTTCTGTCTCGTGGTTCTGGCGTGCTGACGGTGGCTTCTACGCCACTGGGCAAGAACACACTACACTACGAAATCATGAACAATCGAGAAGACTTTCCTGAGTTTTCTCGTATGCGTATTCCGTGGTGGTATTGCCCTGAGCTGTGTTCGGATGTTGAGCGCGCACGTGAAGAAGCGCCGCTCATGGATACCGAGGATAGGGTCAAGAAGTTCGGAACCAAGCGGTTTCGCATCCTATTCCGGAACATGGAAGATGTAGAGACTTTCAAACAAGAGTATGAACTATTTCATATTGATGAATCTGTTTCGTATTATCCTCTTGATTTAATCAGAACTTGTACATTCGAAGATGAAAACAAATTAATCCTAGAACCTAATATCGATCCAGAGGAAGTGCCGGTTGGTTTTGCGCCCATCGAGGATGCAAGTGGTTTGATGGTTCCTGATACCATTATGAATCACTACTCTGGCCAGAACATCAACTGGAATTGTGAAATATTAACAGTTCGTGGTGATGAGCAGGATTACGTTGACAGGGCCAAGGAGGTCATAGACCAACTGGCTCTATCAATGAGTGAGAGCTCGTATGGCCGCGATCTCTTATTGGGCATGGACATTGGGCGTGAAAGGGATTCTTCTGAGATTTCTATTCTAGAAGAAGTTGAGTTGCCAACACACAATATTCACATTGAACGACTTATGTTGGAACTTGATCGAATTCCATTTAGAGATCAAGAAGAAGTAGTACGCCACTGTCTACAAATCTTTCCCAACATGAAGAAGGTAAATATCGACGCCACTGGCCACGGTTCCAACCTCGCGGAGAACTTGGAGCTTGATTTCCCTCAAGTGGTTGAGGGGATTAAATTTGATCTTGAAAACAAGGCAGAAATGGCAAAGAACTTTAGGTTTCGCCTAGAGGACAGAGCTATTGCTTTGTATAATGATACGCGTTCGGTTAGACAAATACATAGCATAAAGAAGAAAATTACAGATTCAGCCAATATTACATATACCGCAGAAAAAAACAAAAAACACCATGGTGATAAATTCTGGTCCAAGGCTTTAGCAAGCGTTGGTGGAACTACATATGATAGAAACAGAGTTGTAAAACGAATAATTCGTATTGGGAACGAGCAACGGGCCTTTTCTATCAATCAAAAACAAAAAGATAATAACTCTGTGATAAGGATATCTAATAGGTCTATAATACCTGTTCAATCCAATATCGGTGGATATAGGACAACCACAGGGTTATTCAACGGCATGGCTTCAATGAGCGATATGTTCACCGACAACAAGTATTATGGGTAAATCATGCAAACGGAAATGACACAAACGCACGTCCGTAGAATCCCGATGCCTAAGCGGGAGGAGATTGCACAGCTTCCGCAGGTTGCGCAAACAATATTAGGTATGTTCGAAGAGGGATTGGACATACGTGACTATAAAGATCTAGCTCGTTCGTTCGTGGATTCTGTGAATGGGAAATCACCTGTATTTGGAAAAGCCGCTATTAGATACAAGAATCCCAGGATTGTCGATCCTAAGAATTTTTATAGTAGTATCGGCGAATATAATCCAGACAGAATCCCAGTTGAAACTTATGAAAAAATGAGGCTTGATCCTACGATTGCGCTGGCTACATCTCTCATAGAGCTACCAATTCTGGGTCAGAATTTTCGCATTGTTTGTACCGATGAAAAAATCTCAGCTGTTGTTGAGGTTCTTCTTCGTCAAATATATAGAAAACTTATTAAATCTATGCTCCGCGCGATTCAATTTGGTTTCGCAGCTGGAGAAAAAGTTTATGAAAAGGTTAAACTTAAAGTTGAGGTTGTTGAAGAAGGGGGAGCCAAAAGAACTCTTCACAACAGATATACAGTAAGAATTAAGAAAGTTAAATTTGCGCATCCAAAATCAGTACGAATTATCAGAGATGAGAAAACCGAAGAAATCAAATATGTGACTCAACCTGCAATACACACAAGTTGGGAAACACCAAAAAAGGTTAAGATAAGTAAGTGTGTTTGGTTCACAGAAGATGATGAATACGGGAATTTCTTTGGCAATGCGCGTTATACAGCTGCATATCAACCGTGGTATTGGTGGGCCATTGTTGTGCAGTTCATGCTTCGGTATCTTGAACGGCGCGGTTCCCCAGGTGTTGTTGGTAAAGCGCCATTTGGTCAATCTATCGACAACGATGGCCAAAAAGCAAACAATCTTGACATTATCATGAAAGCCGCTGCGGCTTTGGGTTCGAATACTGCTGTTTCTATTCCAAGTTCATACGACAAGAATGCAAACAAACCGTTGTGGGAACTTGAACTGATTCAAGATGATCAGCGCGGAGACATGTTCATTACTGTTCTGCAGATGTTGAACAGGCTGAAGCTCAGCGCATTGTTCGTGCCTGATAAAGTTGCTGTTGCCGAAGGTTCGTCGACCAATGCGACAGCAGAATCCCATGTTGATGTGCATTTGATGAGCTTAGAATCTTTGATTCAGGTTCTTGAAGATGCAATAAATCAACAAGTAATACCTGATTTGGTTAGCTATAATTTTCCTCCGACAAAACAAGTTCCGTGTTCAATAAAGATCGAAAGATTAAATTATAGCAAGAGAACTTTGTTAAGGGATGTACTGATAAGAATGCTAATGCTTTCCGCAGGTTCTATTCGAGATGGTGTTTGGCCGAAGAACCTTCCATCAATACAAAAAATTGCTGATTTTCTTGAAGTTCCTATTGATGAATCGTCTAAAATATTCTTGAATGATATCAAATCAGATGGTAATGATGATGATAACGATTCAAATGATAATGAACCGGATGATGATGCATCTGATGACAGTAAACCAGATGACGATGATGATGAACCGCTGGGAAAAGAACAAAAGATAAAAGATAGGAACAAAGATGCTGTTCCGCGCAAAGAGCGTACGAGCCGGGACAGAAAATCACGCGAAAGAATTTAAACCCATCCGGAGAAATCGATGCCAGCCAAAGTTGAACGCTGTGTGCAGAATCTTCTAAAGAAAAAGAATTTCCGTCCCAAAGAGGACGAGAAGAAGAGAAAAAGTTCTGCCTACGCGATTTGTACAGCTGCGCAAAACAAGAAAAATGCAGATGCTATCATTGAGATGCTCTCTGAGCTTCCGGATAGCATCTCGATCGATTTGGATGAACACGGCGGTATCAAGCTCACAGAGAACGAAGGCATTGAAGACGAGGTGTACACGGAAGATCCGTCCGAGGACCCGTGCTACGACGTCTTTTTTGATGAGTCAAAGGATGAAAAAGATCCTGGGACTTTTCACACCTTCCACGAGATTTCGCTGGCCGACAACGACAAGAAGAAGGACAAGACTTACGCCGACGACGATGACCAAAAGCAGCCGTTGCAGAAACGTATCGAAACGCTGCGCGAGGGTCTTTTTCATCACTGGTTGTACGGCGACATCAATTTCGATCGTAAGTACTTCATGAGCGTCATTCAGAACTTTGTGAATGGTGTTATTGACCGTGACGTTTCACTTGATGTTGGCCACGAGCCTTGGCTGGGCGCAGTTGCCTGGGTGCAGAAACTGGGTCTTCGACGTCGTGAGTTCAAGGACAAAAAGAAACGCTACGTGCTAACGGCGGATGCTGAGTTCACCGACGTGGGCGAGGAAATGATCGCCGGGAAGCGTTTCCGGTATTTTTCCATTGAGGTGACAGACAACTTCTCGGACAAGGAAACTGGTGAAGAGTACGGCCCTACGATGATGGGTGGTGCGCTCACCAATCGTCCATACATTCCTGGTATGCAACCAATTGAGTTGAGTGAAGACGTTACTTACGGTGGCGTCATCATGAAGCGCTCCAAAACCACCGATGGAGAGCCCGCCGTTGGAGGTGATGGGGCCGAACGAAGGGTACTTGATGAAAAGGAGGAAAAACCAAACGAAGAAGTTCTAGCCATTCTTGCAAAGCTCGACGACTATATAAAACAACAAGATATAAAATTGCAGGCTAGACCTCCAGATAGTCAATTGCCCGACGCGGCGTTCGCGCTCGTGAAAAGGGTAGACGGAAAGGTCACGAAGAGGAGTCTGCCTCATCACGGTCCGAACGTGAAGAGCGCCACGGAAAATGGTTCTGTGGACGTAGGTCGTCTTCGCAATGCTTTGGCCCAGATCAATCAGGTGAAGGGTTTTACAGCTGCGGAGATTGCCGCAGGAAAGAAGCACCTTTGTATGAGCATTGAGGTGCTTCTGAAGTCGCATCAAAAGAAGAACAAAGCTGCAAGCGAAAACAAAGGAGCGAGCCAAATGGATCTCGAGCAAATGATTGCCGAACTCCAGAGCAAGCTCGACGCTCTGGAAGACAAGGACTCCACGACTGCCAAGGAGTACTCGGATCAGATCGACAGTCTGACCCAGGTGCAGGCGGCCATGGAGCAGAAGATCGCCGACGCCACCAAGCTGTCCGAGGACTCGGCAAAGGACACTGAGAAGAAGTTTGCCGAGCAGGAAGCCCAGATCAAGGCCCTGCAGGAGAGCAATGCCACGGCTATCGCCCGTCTGGCGGAAGCCGATGAAGATCGTCGCCGCGCGAAGGTCGAGCTGTTCTGTGAACAGCTGGAGAAGGCCGACCACTTCCCGGCGACCATCGATGTCGTGAAGAAGTACCTCTTCGCTGACACCGACGGCATGGTCCTCGCGCTGTCCGATGACGACGGCAAGGAAGAGAAGTACAACCTGATGCAGGTGTTCAAGGAGATCCTTGACTCGGTTCCGTCCGACAAGAGGGTGAATCTCACTGAGAGCATCAGCAACAAGGGTGACGATGAACCCGTGCCGCCAAAGAAGGAAGGCGTGGTGAAGTTTGGGGACAAGGAGATCGACTACATGTCCTCAGACAACATTCGCGCAAGCCTGAAGAAAGCCGGCGTCAAAACACAGGAGGACGTTCACTAGAAAGCTGAAGCGGTAGACTGAGAAGTTCTGCTGCAGAAGCTGAAGGAACGCTTTCAAGTTTCAGGAGGAAACGATGACCCACACACCGGGTTATGGTGGATACCAGGGCACCGGCCTCACCGAGGAGATCCTTGCCTCGACCGTCGGGCTCAAGAAGATTTCCATCACGATCGACAGCACCGCAGTGGATTCCACCCACACGGGTTATACTACGACCCTGCGTCGTGGTCTGCTCATGTGGCCGGATCCGACTGTCGGTGACCGCTACACCGAGTTCGATGCTGCTGCCGCCACTGCTACCGCGTCAAATCAAGCTGTCGTTCTCGGCGAACAGGTCGAGATGGATGGTACGAACGACGCCGTGGCCATGGCGTACTTCGCCGCCTGTTTCAAAGCTGACAAGCTGTTCGACGATTCAGGCACTGGTCTTTCACACTGGGATCCGACCGAATGTCCGCGGCTCGAGATCCGAGACAACCTGTAAGAGAGGAGGTAGATTATGGATACCCTGTTGAGTCAACATCCTCTCATGCAGCCGGCGTACATCACGAAGGTGATCGATGAGATCATCCCAGATTCGTCGGAGTTCATGCTCACCAACGAGATCCCGACCGAGACCCAGGAGACACACGTCATCATCGTGGACTCGGAGCAATCCATTGGTGGGATGACTCAGGCTGTCGCACGTGGCGCTGAGTCACCGCCAGTCGAGTACTACGGCCGCTACCAGATGACCTTCACGCCAGCGCACTTCCGCGAGAAGACCACGCTGAGTGAGGCGGACGTCGATGTGGTCCGTAGGATCGGTACGGCCAGCGAGTTCGAGCGTGCACAGCAACGCATGGCTCGCATCATCAACGGCCTGCGGATGCGCGTGGAGACTCGTCTCGAGTGGCTGAAGTGGGAGATGATGAAGGGGACTGTCACCATCAACCAGCCCGACGTCCAGTTCACAGTGGACTACGGCATTCCTGCGGACTTCACCCCGACTCTGACAGCCGGTGACCGCTGGAACCAGACCACTGCCGATCCGCTCGACGACATGATGGAGTGGTTGGATCTGTACCGTGACAACGGGATTGATCCTGACCATTTCGTCTTCAACCAGGCGATCGAGCGTCTGCTCATGCGGTTCGATGGAATCAGAGAGATCCACGACACATTCTTCGTGTCTGGTGTCGAGGGTTCCAAGATCATGGGCACAGAGGTGCTCACACGCATCATCCACAGCTTCACTGGCATCCCGTACAAGAAGTACGACAAGGGCTACTACTTCAAGATGGTGCTCAAGTCGGAGGTCACGGCTGTCAGCACGAGCTTCGTGGTGAGTGAGAACCCCGGCGTTGTCAATGGCGACACCGTGACTCTTACCCACATGAATGGCCCGCGTGCTGGCCAGGTGACCATCCCGCTGACCAGCGTCACCGGTACGTCCTTTGGCCACGCAGCGATCGGTGGTACCACCACCTATCCCGCTGGCTCCGAAGTCAGGATCAAGAAACGCTTCCTCGAGGATGACGAGTTCATCGTTCGTGGCCGGATTCCTCCGTCTGCGACTGGTGGCCCGAACTTCGCGGAGATGATCATGGTGCCGTCCGCGTACAACGGCGGTCTCATGAACCCACAACCGGGTATCTTCTCGAAGACCGTGGTCGATGACGACGGTGATCCTCCGAAGGCCGAGCTGATCGCTGGCTTCAGTGGTTTGCCGGTGTTGTATCACCCAACCACCAACGTGGTCGCACACGTTCTCGGCTAGTCTGATGTAGTTCTCGTCTTGGTGGTGGTAGTTCTGGATGGGCTACCACCACCTTGACCTGAACAATCATAAAACAAAGAAAGAGGTACAAAGATGGCAAGAGAACTCAGTGACTTTTCAGTGGTCGTCAATCTCGACGGTTGGTTTGTCCGTGGAGCTCCGACCTACTACAAGGGTCAGGAATTCACTGGCGACGACATCACCGAACGAATGGTGGTGTGTCTTGAGTCCTGCGAGACATTCAGAGACCGCAAGAACGACATGAGGGAGACGCCAGTTCTGACTCTGCGTGGCGGCAAGCCTGAGGACCTTCGTGCTTCGTTTGTCGAGCGTGAGGCTCGTAAGGAAGTCGAGTCCAAGATCCAGAAAGAGGAGCTGGTGAAGAAGGCGGAGGCTGACGCCGAGGCCAAGGAGAAGATGAAGGCCAAAATCGAAGCCGAGATGAAGGCCAAGGCCGCGGTGGAGACAGAAGCTAAGCCCAAACCCAAGCCCAAAGCCAAGACCGAGGAAGCAGAGAAGCCGAAGCGCAAACCACGCAAGCCTTCGTGATTCGTCTTTCCCAACAAACATAAGATATAAAAGGATTGAAAATGGGGCAGGACGAAATTCGCGCAGAAAAAGTAGTTGATAGCGAATACTACTATGAGGGCATTCCCGATGAAGATCGGGAAGAGGCAGTCAAAAGGTTCTTCAGGACGAAGGACAAAAAAATCGCAGCCTTCCTCAAAGCACGTGGCTTCCCATACAGAGGTATGGAGAAGATCGTTATCACCAACGCCCACGGCAAACGCAAAACGGTCATTGCCTTCTGTTTCGAACCACCCGAGGTAATACGACGTACAGTTCTTGACTTTTGGAATAGAGATGATTCGGAGTATCATAATGTAAACGCCAAGTTGTTGTTGGCTGAGGTACAGAACATCAATTCCCTCATTGCCAACTTCTACTGAAAGGAGAGCGACAATGTCTATTGATCAATTGCTGGTGTATCAGCACATGGTGGCCATTGTCGCTTTCATGGCGATTCTCGAAGTCCTGAAGGGTACCTTGAAAATGGTCAAGGTGCTAGATAAGAAAATTACACAAGTAGTATTGCCGTATTTGCCGTTGGTTTTTGGTGCGGTAACGGCATTTGTTCCAGGAGTGATTCAGGCCAAAGAGTTGGGTCTGAAGATCTTCATTGGTGTCGCCCTCGGCGGTTTGAGTGGACAGGTATGGAAGATCGTAAAGACGAAAGTGGATCTGTTGAAGGGCAAACTCTAACAATGTCTTTCACCTTGGTCGTCAGTTGGTTCAAGAAGAATTTGGTGAAGATTCTTCTAGTCATACTGATGGTTTTGGTGTTGATATTGGTAGCCGCCGGTTGGTGGCTGAAGATTCGTGGTTTCAAGGTCGCGGATCTTCTTTCTCGTCTTCAGATGGCTGACGCTAAGAACGAGGTCAATCACCTGGAGACGAGAAAAGCTCTTCTTAAGCAGAAGGGTAATTATCTTGAAGAAGATATGGCAGAAATTGAAAGAAAAATAAAATCAAATAAGAAGAAGACAGAAAAAGCAAAACTCAAAATCCAAGGACTTGGAAATGAAGAGATTGCTCGTCGGCTTAGTGATTTGGGCTTTTAGTTCTACAGCTCTGGCCGCCGAGCCGATTGTACATAATGGTCAGGAAGGTGTGTTCTTCACTACAGAACAGGCCAAAAAACTTCTTGAAAAAGTCGAAGTAGAACTACCAGCCCTTCAAGCGGAAAACGCTCTCCTCAAAAAAGAAGTCGCAATTAGTAAAGCTCTTCAATCAGTTCTTGATGAGAGATTGAAAGCTGAATCAGAAATATCTAATAAATGGCAGGAGAATTATAAAGCTAGTCTTAAAGAGTTATCTAAATATCGTTCAAGAAATGACATCAAATTTTATATCTACGCTGGAATATTCATTACTGGTACAATCACCGGAGGACTCATTATGTATGGATCTTCCTTACTGGTAA